CGCACCGGGTCAGGCTATTTTTGGTACAAAGTTTCCAAATGTAGCGCAAGAAAATATGATGCTATTTGACAAAGCACGTGTACTTGCAGATGAAAGTACTGGCTTCCCATCATTTGCTCACGGACAGACAGGTGTGCAAGGCGTAGGGCGTACAGCTTCAGGTATTTCAATGTTGATGGGAGCCGCACAAGGTAGCACTAAAACAGTTATTAAAAACGTAGACGATTATCTGTTGCGTCCTTTGGGTGAAGGTTTCTTCCGCTTTAATATGCAGTTTGACTTTGATCCAGAAATCAAAGGAGACTTGGAAGTTAAAGCACGTGGTACAGAAAGTTTAATGGCTAATGAAGTACGTAGCCAGAGATTGATGCAGTTCTTGCAAGTTGCAAGTAATCCTGCACTTGCACCCTTTGCTAAGTTCCAGTATGTAATTCGTGAGATTGCAAAGTCTATGGACTTAGACCCCGACAAAGTTACCAACAATATGAATGAAGCCGCACTACAAGCAGAAATTATGAAGGGTTTCCAAGCACCAATGCAACAAGAACAAGGCGGTATGACACCGCCGCCAGCAGGTGCTGACCCAATGGATACATCTGGTTCAGGTGGCGGCAACATCGGTGTAGGACAGGCTCCTGTACCGGGTGAACAAGGATTTAGTGGAAACAATGGACAAGAAGCAGGTACTCAGCAAACTCAAGTCGCTGGTGGACAGCAACCCCAAATGGGAAGCATTCAATAGTTATATTGACATAACTATAGAGCATCATCAACGTGTTTTAGAACAGTCGGATGATCCTATTATTATGCACAGGCAACAAGGTGCTATTGCAGTTTTAAGAAAGCTAAAGTATTTACGAGAAGAGGTAAATGGCAACTCTTAATCAACAGATGGATGACCTACTTTCTCCTGATGACATGATGCTTCAGGGAATGGAAGAGGGTACGTTTGAGCAAGCTAAAAAAGACACTAAAGAGTTTGCTAAAAGCGTTGTAAAGGGTTCTGCAACTGCGCCTATCATGGTTCCTGTTGATGTAGTAGATTTAGGTGTAATGGCACCTGCTTTGAAAGATGAGGTAAAACCTTTCTTCCCTACGTACTCTGGTATAGAAGAAGCATTTGAACAATTAAGTGCGATGGGTTTTAGTCGCAAGAATGCTACAAAATGGTTAGCGGATAACACAGGAATACAACTTAAAGGTGACTACGGCGAAGTTGTAGGAGAATTTATTAGTCCTGCTGCTGCCACAAACACTGCCGTAAAAGGTTTAAAAACACTTGCTTCTGTTGCTACTAAGTATGGCAATGATGTGCCTTTTACAATATCTCGTATTGAAGACGAAGCTAAAAAATTATTTAACACTGCATCAGGCGGAGATGATTTAGATGGCATGGCTCCTGCAGTAGCAGGGGATGCGCCGACACCTACAGCGGCTGCAGACACAGCAGAATTACCAGACACATCTACAACAAAAATGATGGTTGGTGAAAAAGGTTCTGTTGGCGAAGACGCAATATTTAGATATGAAAGATTAAAAAACGAAGACCCTGATTTAACAAAAGAAGAACTGTATGCTCAGACAGGAGTTTATATAGGCAGAGATGGCATGCCTAGAGCAGAACTAGATACTCAAGAAGCAAAGTTAATTGATAGAAGTAGCAGCGATTCTTTTATCGCATCTGCAGGGCTAGATAGTCGTACAATACCAAGCGATAAAAATTTTAGAATAGAAGCACTGGAAGATGGAGATTTTGTAGAACTTAAAGAAATTGTAGATTTTCCTAGTTTATTTAACCAGTATTCTGATGTTGAGGCTCCTATACAAAACATATACAGTGCTAAACCTTTTGGTGCTGACTATGATCCTATACAAAACATGGAAATTAATATAGAAAAAATGGGGGGCAGTTCTAAAGGGTACTACTCACCAGAATCTGACACTATAACTATATCGGCTGATCTAGTAGACAAACCTGAAGAATTTTTATCTGTACTGTTACACGAAGTTCAACACGCTGTGCAGCATCGTGAGGGTTTCAGTAGTGGTTCTAATGTAGCAATGTTTTATAAACGTGCTGGTTTTGAGTTAGGTTATGATGACTTAGAGTTAGACTCAGCGGCGGCATGGGATTCTAGATTTAACAAAGCTTCAGTTCGTTCTGGTAGTGGACTACAAAATGCCAGCAGAAACTTTAAACAAAATAGCCCGGTATTTAAAAAAGACCAAACTGAAGCGGGTGAATTTGATGATCCTGCTACTTTGATGGTAATGTCTTTAAGAGATTTGTTTGCAAAAAGAATGGATAATGATAACTATAAAAAAGATAAAGTATACTCAGATAAAGAAAAGGATGCTATATTTACACTAACAGACAAAGATATAGATGATATAGTAAAATCAGAAGACTTTGACGAACTTGTATCTGACCATTTAAAAGCAAGAGTAGAAAAAGACTTACGTAGTTTCCAAAACGCTATGGGCGATAATTCTGCAGGACTTCATTCTGTTTTTAAACAAATGGCTGATGGCGAAGTAGAAATGAAGCGTTTGATGCAGATCAAACAAAGAGCAAGATTAAATTATGAAAGAACATACGGCGAACTTGAAGCACGTCTTGTACAAGAACGTCTAGGTATGCGCAAGAAACTAGCTGCCGAAGGATACTCAACACAAGAAATACGAGATATCATGGCAGAAAAGTACCCGCCTGTTGATATGGCAATAAATCAGTATGCTGTAATGGACCCCGATTTAGATGAAGGTGCTAAAGCAATTGCTGAAGAGTTGTTAGTAGGTGATCTTCCAGAAGGCATGATTTTACCAAAAGAAGGCTATCCTAGCTACGCTGCTGGAAACAGGGGCATGGGTCAGCTACGTGTAAAAGAAGACACTCTGGGAATATTAACAGACCCTGATGCGTACTCTGGGTTTAATGAGTCTGCTGCAATAGCAGAGTCTGCTCCTGCACCACGCAAAGGCTATGACCCTACGGATGAAACTTCTCGTGTGTTTCATTTAACTAAGAAAGATTTTGACGTAGCAGATGTTATTCGCAGTGGCACTGATGACATAGGCTTTCACGTAGGAACGGCGGCACAAGCTACAGCTAGAGGTTCAACAGGAAAACCTTATGACACGGAATTGATGGAAAGCATGACTAAGGGTGAGCGTATCTTGCCAATGGTCTTGAAACAGAACCTTAAACCTGCTCGTATCCCTGACATGAGTTCTTTCAAAGAACCTAGAAACTGGTTAGGAAATCTGTCTATTAGCACATCTGATTTGCAGGGCATGAAGTTTTTAAAAGGCGATCCTGAAGATGCAAAGCTGCTAGAAAATGCACCTAGAGTTACTGTTGACGGTGAAACACGTATAATGATGCCGGATGCAATTAGAGCAGGCGTTGACCCAGACTTGTGGAAAGACTTAATATTAGAAGCGTCACGGGCTAGACGCATTGGGCTAGATACAATTAATAAGCAAGAAGATAGAGTGGAATGGTTTAACACACTCAAAGCTACAGCTAACAAACACGGCTATGATTCTTTTGTGTATAGAAACGAATACGAAGGGTCTGATGATTTTAATGTAGATGCTTTAGTAGAGCAGATACAACGAGCAAGCAGAGGTGAAATTGATCCCTCTGAAGTAGATGTAAACACACGGTTTGCAGATAGCTACATGCTATTAGAGCCAGATCAAGCCAAGGGTATTTTTGGTGATATGACTGAGGGTAATCCAGCGTTTATGAAAAACAGAGGCGGTTTAATATGAAGAATATGGCAAAACAAATGGAACTCTTTGAGCCTGTAGAACGTGGGTTTGAAGAAGGTGGTCTTATGGATGAAGGCGGTTCTATAGACCCTGTATCTGGTAATGATGTGCCACCCGGCTCTACCAAAGAAGAAGTACGTGATGACATTCCTGCACAACTTAGTGAAGGTGAGTTTGTATTTCCTGCTGACGTAGTTCGTTATATCGGTCTTGAAAAACTTATGCGTATGCGCCAAGAAGCCAAGATGGGGTTGGCAGCTATGGAAGCTATGGGGCAAATGGGCAATAGTGAAGAAGCTGTCATGCCAGATGATTTACCTTTTGATATGTATGACCTTGACATTGAAGAAGAAGACGAGTATAATATGGCTCGTGGTGGTGTTGTTAAAATGCAACAAGGTGGCACAACGTATACACCACCAACAATAGGCGGCTTTACTCCACCATCACCAGTGACTACAGGTTTTTCAGGTCCACAGCCAGTGCAGCCTTTTCAATCAGGGCAAAGTCAGTTTCAGGTAGCAGGTGCAGCAGAGGGTGCCGTTACACCTAAAACTTCTGTACAGGGTATTGCGCCTACTTTTAGTGACTTTGTAGGTATGAATGTTCCGGGTGTAGATTTTAAAATGGTTACATTTTATGATGAAAATGGTCAGGCAAAAGTACTTAAACAATTTCCTGATGGTAGCTATGAAGACCCGGCAAATCCGGGCGTAAAGGTAAGCCCTACAGATATGGGTCTTACACAAGAAATAAAAACTGAGGTTACTCCTATAGAACAGCGTGTACAGACAGCACAAGTGCGTCCAGATGACGGTGGTAGAGAAGACGGACCGCAAAGAGGTGGCACAAAAATTGGTTGGGGTGGAAGACCTGACCTCGACAAGCCCGGTGTAAAAACAGGCGTAACAATGGTTGATTTTTCTATTTTAGACATGCCAAGTGCGCTTCCGGGTACAATAGGTACAATAGCATCGAGTCTAAACAATATAGGTAAAGACATGCCAGATAATGCTAAAGTTGGTATTTCTATAGATGGTGTTACAACAACAATTTCAGGAAGTCAGTACAACACTGCTAAAAAAGGTGTTAATGGAGTTGCATACACAGGAAAACTTGCTGATGACATATTAGATAGAGCGCAAGTAAATGCCGCTACAGTAAATGCAGCTATTTCTAGATATGGCATATCTAAAAACCAGTATCAAAATAAGACTATAGAAGATTATATGGAAGCGGCGGCTAGAAGTGATACAGGTATAGCAGAATTGGCTAAAGACTACGGCATTGAAATAGACGATATTAAAGATAATCCTTTTGGATTTGGTAAAAACTATAATGACGCAGTTGCTAAAGCAGTAGAAGCTGCAAATAAAGGTTATAAATCCACTTATGTAGATAGATTTGGAAACACTCAAATTTCTGATGACCCATTTACTGCTGACGATATTAAAGATGGTCATGCTGCAAGAACAGAAGCAAAAGCACGTGCAGATGCACTTGCAGCTAAAGCAGAAAGAGCGCGTCAAGATGCTGAAGCTAGAGGCGATGATAGTTACGGCGGTGCTGGTAGCCAACCCGGTGAAATGGGTGGCGAAGGCAGCGCAGGAAATGTCGGAGATGCCGCCGCTGCTGAGAGAGGTGATGAAGGTTACGGCGATGCTGGATATGACTAAACAAGCTGCGTGAGGGGCTTGTAAAAGAACCTCACAATTAGTTGGCCTACCCATCCCCCACCCCGGCGTGGCTACGTTGGCCCCAACAAAAGGAAGTACAAACAATGGCAGAACAAGCTATTATGGCTGAAGAAATGAAGCCTGAAAAGAAGATTGCGTTTGCAAATCGTAAATACACTAACGAAGAAAAACGCAAAATGGAAGAAGAAGAACTAGAGCAGCTTCTAAAAGAACAGAAGGGTGAAGTAGAAGAACAACCCGAAGAACAAGAAGCTGAACCTGCAAACGCAGAAGAGAAAACATTTAAGAAGCGTTACTCTGATTTGCGTAGGCACCAGCAACAACAGGCTGAAGAGTTTAAGAAAGAGATTGAAGCACTCAAATCTCAACTCAGCCAAGCTACACAGAAAGAAATGAAACTGCCTAAGTCTGACGAAGACATTGAACAGTGGGCAGCAGACTATCCAGATGTAGCAGCTATCGTTGAAACAATTGCTATGAAGAAGGCACGTGAACAGTCAACAGCACTGGAAGAACGTATGAAAGCAATTGATGAGTTGCAGTCTAGTGCTACTAAAGAAAAAGCTGAAGCAGAACTAATGCGGTTACACCCTGACTTTGGTGACATCCGTGACAGTGATGAGTTCCACGAGTGGGCAGAAGAGCAGCCTAAGTGGGTACAAGATGCACTGTATGACAATGACAATGACGCACGTTCTGCTGCTAGAGCCATTGACTTGTACAAAGCTGACATGGGCATTGCTAAAACAAAACCTAAGTCAGATAAAGCTGCAGCCAAGTCTGTATCTACAAAAGACTCACGTAGTAAGCCACAGGAAAATGAGGCAACTACATATCTTAAAGAGTCTGCTGTACAAAAAATGTCACCGCAAGAGTATGAAAAGCGGTCTGACGAAATCATGGAAGCTATCCGTAGTGGAAAGTTTATCTATGATGTATCTGGCTCTGCTAGATAAAAATGTAAAAAAGTGTTGACAAGTAGTTATTTATAAGTATAACTATAGTCAGATTAGTGTAACTGTGTAGCGCAACATGGTTACACTACTATTCGCAAACAGCCAAGTCTTACGGATTACCTGACGAACATGGCCCGTAGAATAGCAGGACGGCCATCTTGCTAAAATACGCACCCAATGTGAATCAGCCTCCTGATTAGTCTTGCGAGTTTGTATCTGTAAAATGCTACATAGGAGATAACATAATGGCATTTACTACTGCTAGTGGTTATGGTAATCTTCCTAACGGTAATTTTTCTCCCGTAATTTACAGCAAACAGGTGCAACTTGCTTTCCGCAAGTCTGCTGTTGCTGAAGCAATCACCAATTCTGATTACTTTGGTGAAATTGCTGCTATGGGTGATTCCGTTAAGATTATCAAGGAACCCGAAATCACAGTTAAGGCTTACGCCCGTGGTACAACCATCACGCCGCAAGACCTTGACGATGAAGACTTCAGCCTGACAATTGACAAAGCTAACTACTTTGCATTTAAGGTTGACGACATTGAAGAGGCACACAGCCACGTAAACTTCCAGTCTCTGGCAAGTGACCGTGCTGCGTACCGTTTGGCTGACCAATTTGACCAAGACGTTCTTGGTTATATGTCAGGCTTTACACAGTCTGCACTGCACAACAATGCTGATACAGCTAACACAACCGTAAACGGTTCAAAGGCTGTAACAACTGCTGGTTCAGACGAACTGCTTGCATCAATGAAGTTGGACGCATCTGACTTCTCTGACGGTGCAGGTACAGTAGGTAATGCAGGTGAAGCTGTTGCTATCCAGCCTCGTACTGGTGGCTCAACTGACGCAACCCCTGCTGCTGGTGATACACACCCATTGACTTTGATTGCACGTATGGCTCGTCTCCTTGACCAGCAAAACGTGGATTCACAGGGTCGTTGGATTGTTCTTGACCCAGTGTTTATGGAAGTGCTGAAGGACGAAGATTCTCGTTTGTTCAACGCTGACTTTGGTGGTTCTGGTCTGCAAAATGGTCAGATTGCTACTCAAATTCATGGCTTCCAAGTGTATCAGTCTAACAATCTACCTTCAGTCGGTACTGGTCCATCATTCGCTGGTGCGAACAGTTCAGCCAACTATGGTGTAATTGTTGCAGGACATTCTTCTGCTGTTGCAACTGCAGAGCAGATTAATAAGACTGAGACTTACCGCGACCCGGACAGCTTCGCTGATATTGTCCGTGGTATGCATTTGTATGGTCGCAAGATTCTCCGTCCAGAGGCTCTTGTCAACGCCATTTACCACTTAGCGTAAAGGAGATTGAATTATGGCTCTTGGTGATAATACTCTAACCGCTGCGCGTGGTAATTCACAGCGTGGTCGGAATCCATACATGGTTCAAGGCATTCTGGATTTTGCACAGGCTGCAACAGATAAGGGTTCTGCTCTTGCTGCTGCTGATGTCATTCCAGTATTGACCATTCCAGCTAACACCGTAATTCTTGGTGCAGGTATGGAAGTTACTGCAGAACACGCAGGTACTTCTACTAATACTGCATTTGACTTGGGTATCGGTGGTGGTGCTAACTTTGTTGACGGGTTTGACTTTGATGGCGCATCTGTTGGTGACTATGCTACAATGGCAACTACTGCCCCTGTAGTAATTGGTGGCACAGCAGATAACCTTGACGTTACCCTGCAAGCAATGACTGGCACAACAACTGCTGGTAAAGTTCGTGTCTTCGCTATCCTGATGGATATTGATGACTTGGGTAGTGTGGCTGCTAATGAAGTAGACCGCGACACTCTTGCCTAAATAGTTGAGGGGGCAGGGCAACTTGCCCCTTCACTTTCATTAAGGATATAACATGGCATATGATTTTCTTGGTTTAGTAAATGCAGTGAACAGAAGGCTGAATGAGGTAGAACTCAGTTCAGCTAATTTTGCTTCAGCTACAGGCTTTTACTCACAGGCTAAAGATGCAGTCAATGCCTCTATTAGATATTTAAATCAATCAGAATACTTTTGGCCTTTTAATCATAACACACAAGAAACAACATTAGTTGCTAACACAAGCCGTTATGCATTTCCTGCAGATGCTAAAGTAATTAATTTTCAATCCTTTCGTATTAAAGAAAATAGTTCTCTTGGTAATGCCACAACACGTTTAACAGAAATTGCATATGAAGATTACTTAGATAGATATGTCGAACAAGAGTATAGCACATCTATTGGTCAAGGCGTACCTACACAAGTAGCACAAGCACCAAATTTATTTTTTATTATGACACCAGAGCCAGACAAAGCGTATGAACTGGTGTATGAGTATTATAACTTTCCAACAGATTTGTCTGCAGCAACAGACGTTCCCACAATACCAGAAAGATTTCAACATATTATTGTAGATGGTGCAATGCACTACGGCTATCTTTTTAGAGGTAACACACAAGACGCATTGGTAATGAAAGAAAAATTTGACGAAGGTATTAAGCATATGCGTTCACAACTTATTAATAGAACACCGTACGTAAGGTCGTATATGCTTACTGGTGCTACAGGTGGAGCAAGTACAGGCTTCGGTATTTAAGAGGCTATCACAATGGATGCATGGCAAACCTATCCAGTCGAGTTTCGTGGTGGTCTTATAACAAACCTTTCCCCTCTGCAGCAAGGTACAAACGCACCGGGAAGCGCACGAATACTACGTAACTTTGA